ATGGATCACGGCGTTCAAAATGCTGTTCAAAACACTCCCCTTCACAATACGACACCCGGCGTCATCCTGCAAGGGCGATGGGTTATCTTGGAAGAAAGGCCCGATGGCTGTCACATCGTTCTGATCGAAGATGACGTGTTCTATTTGCTGCGCGTCCTGCCCTACGGCGGTCGCGGCATTGCTTATTTCCACGCTCAGGCGTTCGCCAAACACTACGGCGCGCAATGCGGGGAGTGGCGCTGATGGATGGTTCATTTGAGACACCCGCCAAGGTGACTATGCCTGCGCCACGCGTGGCTAATACCTGCAATGGGCCAGCGGCGGCAAAACTCGCCGCTGATCACGGTTGGGCAATCTTTCCGGCCAAGATCGAAGACGAGCAAAAGAAGTCTCACAAGTCTGCCAAGTATTCAGGCGGCGCTAATTGGGGCGCGACTTCGGATCCCGTCCAAGTCCGGCGCGACTTCGACAAATTCAAGGGTGCGCTAGTCGGCATCGCAACTCTGGAAAGCAAGCTGCTGGTGCTGGATTTAGACGACAAGAACGGCGTAAACGGCGTCGAATGGCTGTCTGCGGAAATCAAGAAACACGGCGAATGGCCTGACACCGTTGAGGCGCTATCGCCAAGCGGCGGGTGGCACGTTTACTTCCAGTATCCCGACTTCGATCCCAAGACGTGCGCGGGTGTGGTTGCTCCGGGCGTTGATGTGCGCGGGCACGGTGGGATGATCATCGCACCGCCTAGTGTAAAGCCCGGCGGCACAAACGGCTATGTGTGGAAGAACGCACCTGGCGTTTACGAGGTTGCACCTGCGCCGCAATGGTTGCTGGATCAGCTACCTCACTACAACGCTACACCTGCACGGCCTGCCAACGTGCCACCTGCACCGCCTTCCCCGGCGTATGGTGAAAAAGCCTTGCAAGGTGAAGTCGCAACTCTGTTGGCGGCACCGCCGGGCACACGAAACGCCGCGCTGAATAACGCGGCGTTCAAGCTAGGGCAGTTGGTGCCGGACGGGCATCTTTCCGAGAGCCTGATAGTCGAGCGACTGACTGAGGCGGCGGCGGACATTGGGCAAAGTGCCTCAGAGGCCGCCGCAACGATCAAATCCGGAATGACCAAGGGAATGACTGAGCCACGAGGGCCGGGTGGTGACGCGCTGGCACGGCTTGTCACAGGCCCTGGCGCATACATCCCGGCCGGGGCTATGCCACTGGATGCTGGGCCGCGCAACACGTTCCGCCATAATAGCCTGAGCCTGATCCGCGACGGCAAAGACGTTCCTATCTGGAACGCGCACAACGCAATCGCCCTGCTGTTGCAACACGACGACTGGCAGGGTGTTCTGGCCTTCAACGAATTTACGGTCCGGCGCGTCCTGTTGCGTGCCGTGCCGGGGCAGGGCGGGGGCGTCTATCCGCGTCCACTTGAGGACGACGATTACACGGCAGCGCAGGCGTGGTTCAACAATAACGGCTTCCCCAAAGCAACCATGGATATCGTGCGCGCTGCGGTGCGCAAGGTTTGCAGGCATCAAGCGTTCGATCCGTTGCGTGACTACCTGGACGGCCTGCAATGGGATGGCGCGCCCCGGCTGGCGTCATGGCTGACGACATACTGTGGCGCTGAGCCGAGTGCCTACGTCTCGGAGGTTGGCCGTCGCTGGTGCATCTCTGCGGTGGCGCGGGGGTTCAAGCCCGGAGTCAAGGCCGACTGTATGATTGTGCTGGAAGGGGCGCAGGGACGGCGCAAGTCGTCGGCCTTGGCGGCACTGGCGGGCGAGGACTGGTTCTCTGATGCACTCCCTCAGATGGGGGACAAGGATGCATCCAGCTACCTGCGCGGCAAGTGGATCATTGAGGTGGCCGAACTTGAGGCCATGCGCAGCCAGATGGACGCAATCAAGGCGTTCATATCGCGCCAAGTCGAGAACTACCGCCCTGTATATGGGCGTGAAGAAGTGTCCGAGCCGAGGCGCTGCATCTTCGCTGGCAGCACGAACAAGGACGATTGGCAGCGCGATGAGACAGGCGGGCGGCGGTTCTGGCCAGTGAAGGTTGGCAGCATCGACGTTGACGCAATCGCGCGTGACAGGGTGCAGCTATGGGCCGAGGCGGTGCATCTCTATCGGGCTGGCGAACGCTGGTGGTTGGAAGGTGAGGAAGCCGACCAGGCGCAGGCCGAGGTGGCCGAGCGTAGGCCGGATGATCCATGGCGTGCCGATATCGCGCGTGTCGTCGAGGGGCGGGCCGAGGTGACGACCAAAGAGGTGCTGCACGAACTGCACGTCTTGCCAGTCGATATGACGCCCCAACTCAGCAAGCGTGTTGCGCAGGAATTGGTGGCGCTGGGATGGGTGCGTGATGGGCGCGTGACCACGGGGCAGATGAAGGGGGCGGCACGCTATGTGCCGGGTGAGGCATGGTGAGGCACGGTGAGGCAGTGAGGCAGGTGAGGCATTTTCCCACACACTTTAGAAAAATGGCTAAGTGTATGATATATATAGGATCGTATGCGTGGGGGAAATGTGAGGGAAAATGCCTCACCTGCCTCACTGCCTCACTGCGTCGGTCACACCCACTGGATGGCTCAGTAATTACTGACACGATCCAGCAATTACTGGAACGCATCCGTGTCGCGCCGTCGATGGTGCCAATGCCCCTTTTCAATAACCCCCGGGGGGTCGGGGGGCTGGGTCTTCATTCCACACACACGGCCCGGTGGCAGGAATGAAGCGGTCCACCCAAGTCAAGCGGTTCTGCAAGTCCCTGACGGTCCCCACGGGGCGGCTGGCAGGGCGTGCGGTCAAGCTGGCACCATATCAAAACCGTTTCATCGACGGGGCGTTCACTGACGGGGTGAACGTCGCGTGCCTGTCCATCGGTCGCGGCAACGGCAAGTCGGCGGTCTCGGCCATGCTCTGCGCCGGTGAATTGCTGGGCGCATGGTCGGACGCGCCTGAGCGTGAGGTGATCATCGCGGCCCGAACTCAAGAGCAAGCCAAAATCGCTTGGAATTATTGCGCGTCATTTATCGCCACCCTGCCCGACGATGTGCAGAAGCGGATCACGATCCGGCGGCAACCCCGTTTTGAAATCCAATATGACGACCACAACGGCCCGCACCTGATCAAAGCAATCTCTGCTGACGGCAAGTCTGCGCTTGGGTCCAGCCCGACGCTGGCGGTGCTGGATGAACGCGGCCACTGGCCCATAGCTCAGGGCGACGAATTGGAAGCGGCGCTGTTGACGGGCCTTTCCAAGCGCGACGGCAAGGCCCTGATCATATCCACCAGTGCCAGCAATGACATGCACCCGTTTTCGCTCTGGCTGGATCGTGATGCACCCGGCGTCTATCGGCAGGAACACCGCCCGACACCGAACTTGCCCGTTGATGATGTGGACAGTCTGGCGATTGCCAATCCCGGTTCCAAGCATGGCATCGGCCCGACGATGACGCGGCTGAAAGAGGATGCTGCGCTGGCGTTGGCCCGTGGCGGCTCTGCCCTGTCGCGGTTCCGCCTGCTGTCTCGCAACGAAAGAGTGTCTGAGGACAACCGGGATGCTTTGCTTGATTTGAACGAATGGCTGCAATGCGAAACCGACGATCTGCCACCCCGTCGCGGGCCGGTTGTGATCGGGCTGGATCAGGGCCAGTCGGCATCCATGAGCGCCGTGGCCTATCTCTGGCCAGACACGGGGCGGCTGGAAGCCTGGGGCGCGTTCGGCACGGTCCCGACACTTGAGGCCCGCGGGCAGGCCGATGCTGTCGGTGATCTTTATTCGCAGATGCACAAGCGCGGCGAGCTGGCGTTGATGGGGCAGAAAACCGTGCCGCTGGCGCAATGGCTGCGCCGGGTTGTCGGTCACGTCGAGGGCGAGACGGTCGCGGCGATTGTCTGTGATCGGTTCAAACAATCTGAAATCGGTGACGCGCTGGCGGAAATCGGCAACCGCGCGCCGGTCATATGGCGCGGCATGGGGTTCAAGGACGGCAGCGAAGACGTGGAGCGGTTCCGCCGCTTTGTATTCGACGGCAACCTGCACGTTTCCGAAAGCCTGCTGTTGCGTCACGCTATTGGCGAAGCGGCGGTGTTCATTGATCCGGCCGGAAATTCCAAAATCGTCAAGGGCCGTTCGATGGGCCGTATCGACGCCGCTTGTGCATCTGTTCTGGCGGTTGCTGAGGGCGCGCGGATCATGGGCAGGCCACAACATAAAGGAGGGCGCATCGCATGGGGCTGAGGAACGAATACAAGCGGCATAGCGCCAAGGTGACGCGCGGCCCGCGTTGGAAGGCCATGCGGATGCAGGCGCTGGACCGTGACAACTGGCAATGCGTCCAGTGTGGTGAGCGGCGGCGGCTGGAATGTGACCATATCCTGCCGGTCAAGACACACCCTGAACTGTCTTACACCCTGTCTAATTTACAGATGCTTTGTGGTGCCTGCCATGCCCGCAAAACCCGAATTGAGGTTGGGCATACGCCTCTAACCCCAAAGCGCCAGCAATGGCGCGACCTGCTGCGCGATATGCAGCGAAACCCTGTCGAGCATGAAAGGAAACAAAATGCTGACTTCTAAGAAACTGGAACTTCGCCGGTCTGAAATCCGGCAATCGCTGGCCGAGCTTGCCGCAAACGACAATCCATCGGCGGATGAAACCCGCAAAATGGGCGAACTTGACCTGGAATATCGCACGGCGGAAACCCGGTTCCGGGCTGCACTGGTGTCTGAGGATACCGAACGGCGCGACGCTGGCAAGGAATTGGAAACCCGTTCCACAACCGAATGGGACGCGATCATGTCCGGTTTCGAGATGCGCCAAGTCGCGCTGTCTCTTGATGAGGGCCGTGCCCTGTCTGGCCAGACGGCAGAGATCGTCACCGAATTGCGGTCGCAAGGCGGTTATCGCGGCATCCCCGTGCCCTACGCGGCGCTTGAAACCCGCGCGGGCGAAACCATTGCCAGTGGCACCCCTGATCCGATTGTCACCCGGCCACTGATCGAGCGTTTGTTCCCGGCCTCCGTCGCGGCGCAGATGGGCGTCCAGATGATCAATATCGGCACCGGCGGGCAGGAAACCCCTGTCACCACGTCGGCAATCTCTGCGGGTTGGCAGGCAACCGAACTCGGCAACGTGCCGGGGCCGTCTGCCTACACGACGCTGGACCGCCCATTGAAGCCGGATCACACGCTTGGCATCCAGATGCGGATCAGCCGCAAGACGCTGTTGCAGTCCGGTGCTGCGCTGGAACAGGCAATCCGCCGCGACATGGCAGGCGCCATGCAACAAGAGATGGACCGGGCAATCTTTAATGGTTCAGGGTCCAGCGGCGAGCCTACCGGCGTATTCACCGGCGCGACGGCTTGGGGCATTGCTGAAACTGATCTGAGCGCGGCGGCGTCCTGGGCGGCTATCCGCACTGAGGTTGTGGCGTTCATGAACGCCAATGCGGCAACCGGCCCCGGCGCGGTGCGCCTGCTGATCCGGCCTGAGGTATGGGACGCGATGGACGGCGCGTTCATCAGCGGCACGGCAGTGACCGAGTGGGAGCGGCTGACGAAATACATCAGCACGGTTGTCATGTCGCACAACGCCTTGCCTGCCCCGGCTGGAACGCCACTGGAAAGCAAGGCGCTGCTGACAACCTCGGCGGGCGGTGTTGCGCCTGTCTTCGTGGGCCTGTGGGGCGCGGTCGATCTGATCCGCGATGTCTACAGCGATGCGCAATCGGGCGGGCTTCGTCTGACGGCTCTGAGCACGATGGACACCACCATTAGCCGCGCGGTTCAAACCCGCGTCCTGACAGGTATCCAGTAATGCTCTGGGGCGGTCATAGCGGCGGGCTGGAACTCCGCAAGCGGGCATCCGGCGCATTGGCGCTGCAAGGCCGCTTTCCATATAACAAGCGGGCGGTCCTCAGTGATGGGGGCCGTTCCGGCAGGCCAAGAAAAGAGGCGATTGCATCCCGCGCATTCGCCTATCGCGTGGATGATCCAAAAGAGGACATTCATTTTCTGGTGGGCCATTCTTTTGACAAGCCTTTGGCCAGCCGTGCCGCGGGAACGCTGGATCTTGCGGACAGTGACGATGCGCTGTCTTTCACGGCGACGATCACGCCTGAAATGCAAGAAGTGTCCTATGTGCGGGATATTCTGGCAGGCATCGCGGCGGGGCTGACCGTCGGCATATCGCCGGGGTTCCGGTTGCCACCCAAGCGGGCGGTGCCTGAGCCTGAGCGGATCGAGGATGAGGGCAGCGATCCTGAGAACGGTGAACACAACGCCATTATCCGCACGGTTTTGCAGGCGCTTTTGTATGAGTTGAGCGTCGTGACGCGGCCCGCATATCCCGAGGCGCAAGTCGAGGCGCGGAATTGGACGGCGGGGGGCGTGATCCTGCCAGACACCGGCCTGCACCGCACCTTAAGCCGTTGGAGGGCGTGACATGATTGATCTGATCAAACAATTTGAGGCGGTCCCGGCTGAATACCCAACGGCACCGGCGGGCCTGTCAACGGCAGCGGCGGCGCTTGATGCTGCGATGATCTGGGCACGGATTGAAGCCTACACCGCGCACCGATGGACCGTGCGGGAAGTGGTGTGGACGCTGACGGGCGGCGGGGGCGATCAATTCCACCCGCGTCTGACGCCTGTGGTCTCGCGTGTGGCGCATGTCTGGGACGGCGCGGCATGGGAGGCCCTGACGCTGCTGGACGGGCCGCTAGGCATCTGTCTGCCCCATGGCGGCACCTACCGGATCACGGCGCAGGTTGGCGCTGGTGACGTGCCTGCGCCTGTCTCTGAGGCTTTCCGGCGGCTTGCGGAATACTCGGCTGAGATCGGCGACACTGGCATGGTGGGGGGGCACCCGTCGCACACCTCGCATTCGGTCGAGATCGGCGACGACATAAAGGAAACCTTTGATCGGCCTGCCACCTGGGTGGCCAAGGCAATGCAGAACAGTGGCGCGGGCGATCTGCTGCGCCCATATCGGAGGGCTTGATATGTGGCCATTTAAGCGAAAAGAACCGGCCATTGAACAACGGTCCAGCGGCACCGGCTACACCACGCAAGTGATGCAGGCCCGCGCTGATTACATCGGCGGCGTCGATGGCGTGGCCGAATTGACAGGCACGGTGCAGGGGTGTGTGAGCCTCTGGGAGGGCGGCTTGAGCCTTGCGGACGTGGACGGCACCGACATGCTGACGCCGCGCGTCCTGGCCCTTGCTGCGCGCGCTCTGGCCATGCGCGGGGAAGCTGTCTTCGTGATCAGCGACACTGGCCTGTTGCCCTGTTCCGATTGGGATTTGACGACACGCTACAGCAAGCCCGTGGCCTACCGTGTCGGCATCCCTGACACCGGCGGCGGCACCACGCAAACGGTGCTGGCGGCTGAGGTGCTGCATCTGCGGATCGGGGCCGATATGTCCATGCCATATGTCGGCACGTCACCCCTGCGGCGGGCGCGTCTGACGGCTGGCCTGTTGCAGACGATGGAATCTGCGCTGTCTGAGGTTTACGCCAATGCCCCGCTTGGATCGTCTGTCATTCCGTTCCCTGAGGCACCCGATCAGGACATGAGCGATCTGGCCCGCGGGTTTCGTGGGTTCCGGGGCAAGGTGCTGGTGCGCGAATCCGTCAACGTGACGGCGGCGGGTGGGCCTGCACCTCAGACTGATTTGAAACCTTCCGATGTGTCGCCCGATCTGAGCCGTGCCATGACCAAGGAAACGCTGTCGGCGGCGCGGTCCAGTATCGAGATGGTGTTCGGTGTGTTGCCCGGTCTGAGCAATATCAGCACAACCGGCCCGATGGTTCGGGAAGCGCAACGCCACCTTGCACAATGGGCGCTTATGCCGATTGCCGCGATGATCGGGCAAGAGGCCAGCGAGAAGCTGGGCAGCCCTGTCGCGTTGGACGTGATGCGGCCATTGCAGGCGTTTGACGCTGGTGGTCGTGCGCGGGCCTTGGGGGCGATTGTGCAGACGATGGCGCTGGCAAAAGAGGCGGGCGTTGATCCGTCCGAGGCGTTAAAGCTGGTGGATTGGAAAGAATAGGCCACTATCGACAACGTGTATTATTGCACGCCGTTGTTTGCCGCATACCATTCTTCACGAGTTGCCTTGAGATCGATCATTGCGAGCATCGTTATCATGGATTGAATCTTATCCAATGATCCTTGGATTTGATCTTGGGACAATGGTTCGGCCCCCGCTTGAATGTCCTCTGGGGTAAGCGGCTCCAACTCATACTTGAGAGAGAAAGCAATCGCAGAAATCTCTGCCAACTGGTCCAAGATATTTGCAAGCTGTTCGCCCTTCATGGGTCTGTCATCGCGCGTCATTTTCTTCCTTTCTAAAGACCGTCTGCGAAATTGATAACTTGTTGAGGATCAGCTCGCAAGAAGTTTCATCGGACCCGAACACCAATGGGCTTGCGCTTATCCCCATTGGGGTGCTATACCAATGGAAGAGAGGTAGACAAAACATGCCAACACCCGGACAACTGACCAAAAAAGTAGCCCATACTTTAGGGCTTGAGGACGCCAGCGTTGCAAACGCTTGGCGCGTTCTGCGTGAGCATGGTCTAGTTACAAAGGGCGGGCGTGGGCGCAGTGCGGCAACGGTCACTGACCGGGACGCCGCAATCCTGATCACTGCAATTTGTGGTTGCGATACAGTTAAGGGCGCGGCTGACTTAATTGCCCGCGCGGCAAGCGGCACTGCCTTTTCCCATTATTATCGCGGGTGGGACAGTGAGCCTGTGGGTTCTGAGCGTGACCTCTACGAAACGTCCCCTATTTGGAAAATGGATCGTATGGGCATTTCCCAAGTGTGCAACTTGCCCGGCAGCCATTCCTTTGTTGATCTGTTGCAAGGGATGATCGGCTTTATGGGTGGTGCTCGATACAGCACCGACCCGACCGACGAAGCCGAGAAGAAACCTGTTTTGCAGGTTGAACGTCTTGACTTCATATTTTCTTTTGAATCCCCAAACGAAATATTTTCCCTGACTATCAAAGGGAAATCAGTTGACGGGGAATTGTATTATGAAGCCCAAAAATACGGCGGTAGGTCGATCCAATACGACCTCCGCAATGTCACTGACGAAGGCCGGTCCGAAATGCGTGACCGCCATTCTTCAAGCAAGAATGTCCTGCGGCGCACCGGTGATCTGAATACGGTTCGAAGCTTTGGAAACACAACTATCGCTGAGATTGGCCGTTTCGTGGCAGGGGTGGATCAGTGATGACCAACCGTCGCGTCATCCTTGGTGATCGGCCACCTTCTTACGTCAGCAAGGCGACGCTGGCGGCTGAGTTGGATGTTTCCGAGTCAACCGTTGACGCGCTGGTCCAGCGTGGCGTCCTGCCTAAGCCGGTCAGGGTGGGTGGGTCCGTTCGGTGGAGTTGGGCGCAGGTCGATGCGTCCCTTGCCGCGACCAATACAGCGGCAGAGGCTGATCCATTCATGCAGGGGGTGGCAAATGTCTAAAGTGTCCCTTCCGCGTCATGTCCATGTCGTCGTGTCTCGCGGGCGCGAGTATTTCTACTTCCAGACGGGGCGCAGCACGGCGCACGCGGGTGAGCGCATCCGCCTGCCGAACGATCCGACCACGCCCGAGTTTTGGAACGCGATCAGACAGGCGCAGGGATTGGTCGGCCCGGTCCCGACCGACACGATAGGCGCGCTGATCAACGCTTATGAAACGGCATGGCCCGGTCTGCCGCGCAAGCTAACCAAAGGCACGCAAGATCAATACAGGCGTCACCTAAAGCATGTCCGCACCGCATGGGGCGATTTGCCAGCGGCCAGCCTGCGCCCGTCGCACGTCTTGGCCCTGATCGAGAAGATCGGCGCGGATCGACCGGGCACGGCGAACAACACGCTGGACGCGCTGCGCGCAATGTGTCGCTGGGCGATGGGTCCACGCGAGATGCTGGAGCGTGACCCTACACAGGGTGTTCCGCACTTCGACAAGGGCGAGGGGCATCGGCCCTGGACGCCTGAACAGTTGAAAATTGCCGATGAGCATTTCACCGGCACCCTGCGCCGCGCGTATCTCTTGGGACGTTGGACCGGGCAGCGGATCAGCGATGTGGTGCGGCTGGGCTGGACAGATATCGACGAGGGCGGGTTCAACCTTCCTCAGAAGAAAACCGGCGTGCAGCCGTGGTGTCCGATCTTCCGCGAACTTGAAGCCGAGATGCGCAGTTGGGAAAAGCGGCCCGGCCCGTTCCTCTTGCAGGAAATCGGCAAGAACGCCGGAAGGCCCGTCACCACGAATCAAATGTGGAAAATCTTCGACAAGGCGCGCGAGGATTTTCCCGAACTTGAAGGTGCGGTCTGGCACGGGCTGCGCGCCAATGCCGTGATCCGGCTCAGGCAGGACGGATACACCGGTCAACAGATCAGCGACATGGTGGGAATGTCGGTCGAGATGATCGAACGCTACAGCCGATATGCTGATCGGAAGGCGGGCGGTCAGGCGGTTCTGCGCGACCTACGGGAACGCAAGCAGGACAAAACTGTAAAACACTGA